GGAATAGCAACAGCAGCATTAGCATTTGGTGGGTATGGCTCTCCCATGCTAGCATTAACAGAATCTTGGAACGGATCGAACTGGACAGAAGTAGGTGATTTAAATACAGCTAGAAGTGATCCAGGAGGAGCAGGAACAAATACAGCAGCGTTAGCTTTTGGTGGTTATAATGGAACTGCTAGAGTAGCAGTAACAGAAGTTTGGAATGGAACTAATTGGACTGAAGATGGAGATTTATCAACAGCTAGAAATGGTTTAGCTGGTGATGGTGATACAAATACATCAGCTTTGGCTGTTGGTGGAGAAGGACCTCCTGTAACAGCAGCAACAGAATCATTTACAGGTTCAGGTCAACCAATCGGTGCTTGGGCTACAGGTGGAAGTTTAAATACAGCTAGAGAAAATTTAGGGGGTGCTGGTGCCAGTGGCACAGCGGCTTTAGCTTTTGGAGGAGCTCCTCCTGGAAACCCTGCTTTAGCAGTAACAGAATCTTATAATGGAACAAATTGGACTGAAGTAAATGACTTAAATGATGGTAGATATGGTTTAGCAGGAGCTGGAACTTTTACAGCTGCTTTAGCTATTGCTGGTGGTGAAGATCCTGGAGTATATAAAACTGTAAATGAAAATTGGAATGGTACAAATTGGACTGAAGTAAACAATTTAAACACTGGAAGAAGATATTTAGGTGGTTCTGGAACAAGTACTTCTGCTCTAGCTTATGGTGGAAATGCACCTCCTTTTACTGCAGATACTGAAATTTGGAATGGAACTAATTGGACAGAAGTTAACAATTTAAATACTGCTAGAGCAAATTTAGCTTCAGCAGGTAATAGTAGCACAAATGCTTTAGCTGCAGGTGGAGAACCACCACCATCGGGGACTGGTGCAACAGAAACTTGGAATGGAACTAACTGGACAGAAGTATCAGATTTAAATACGGCAAGACAATCTGTTACAGGAGTAGGAACTAATACAGCAGCTTTGGCTTTTGGAGGCGGTCCAGGTGGTAGTGTAAAAGCCAATGAACAATGGAACGGCTCAGCATGGACAGAGTTAGCAGATTTATCAACTGGAAGAATAGCTTTAAAATCATCTGGAACTACAACATCAGCGTTAGCTTTTGGTGGAGCAACACCTCCTGGAGCTGCTCAATCAGCAACAGAAGAGTGGAGTGGTTCAACAACAGTAACTAAAAGTGTGGACACGGATTAATTATGGCAACATACAAAGAAATTAAAGGAACAAATATTGAGGTCTTAGCATCAGACCCATCGAATCCTGTTATAGGACAAGTTTGGTTTAACTCGACATCAAATGTTTTAAAAGGTGATGCAGGTACCTTAGTGGGTGCTTGGGCTACAGCTAATAGTATGAATACTGCAAGAGAACGATTAGCGGGTTCAGGAATTAAAACTGCTACTTTAGCTTTTGGAGGATATGATGGAAGTGGAACAAGATATGCATTAACAGAATCGTATAATGGAACAAACTGGACTGAAGTTAATGATCTAAATCTTGCAAGACAATCTTTAGCAGGAGCAGGAACTCAAACAGCTGCTTTAGCTTTTGGAGGCCTTTCTGGACCACCTTTTATAGTACACGCACAAACAGAATTATGGAATGGAACTAACTGGACTGAAGTAAATGACTTAAATACAGCAAGAAGAGGTTTAGCAGGAGTAGGAACTCAAACAGCAGCTTTAGCTTTTGGTGGAGAGGTAAATCCACCAGTGTCAGCAGCAACAGAATCTTGGAATGGAACCAACTGGACAGAAGTTAATGATTTAAACACTGCAAGAGAGTTTTTAGCAGGAGCTGGAACTAACACAGCAGCTTTAGCTTTTGGTGGTGGTGATCCTAAAGTAGCAAACACAGAATTGTGGAATGGATCTAACTGGACTGAAGTAAATGATTTAAACACTGCAAGAAATAAATTAGCAGGAGCAGGAACTCAAACAGCTGCTTTAGCTTTTGGAGGAGATCTAGATCCACCAGTGTCAGCAAACACAGAAACTTGGAATGGAACTAACTGGACTGAATTAAATGATTTAAACACCGCAAGAAGATTTTTAGCTGGTGTTGGCACTAATACAGCCGCTTTAGCTTTTGGTGGTAGTGCAGACCCTCCAACAACAGCAGCAACAGAAGAATGGACAGGTGCAGGTCCTTTAACAAGAACATTTACAGACAGTTAAGACTTGTAATATATTTTAGATAATATATATAAGACAGAACTATAAAGGATAAAGATATGAAAAAAGACGTCAAAGAAGTAATACAAGGTGAGGAAACTCATTTAAATAATTTATTAGAACAAGAAGATCTATCTGCTTTTAAAGGTATGGTAGACGAGCTTAGAGACACTTGGACCAAGAAACAAATGTTTCGAACAGAAACAGAAGCAAGGTTTTCTGTATTACAAGACAATAGATACCCAACTAAAGCATCAAAATATTGGCAGTGTGTTAGAGAACAGTCATCTTACTTAGATAACTTAATGACATTATCGTTTGACTATAGAAGAAACGAAGCAAAAATTAAATGGCTACAAAGTAAAATTGAAAAAGAAGAAGATGAATATAAAAAAACTAAATATCAAATAGATTTAGACGAAGCTATATTTAGTAAAGCTTCTATGGAAAAAGTTGCAAAGCATAGAATGAGAGAAATTAAAATGTGGTCTGGATTAAAGAAAGAATTTAATGATGGATCGTTTAATGACAAAGATGTTAATCAACATCAACTTGAATCTTATGGATTACAGTATCACGAGAAAGCAAAAACACTAAATGCTAACTCATCGGAGTCTGAAATATTTAATGTAATGGGACAATTACAATCATTACAAAGAATTAAAAAGTCTGGTGAATTAGAGAATAGTTATAAAGAAACAGAAAAACTTGAACAACATGGAAAACCAAAATCTTAAATTTGATTTTGTATTTTTAGGTCAATCAATTTTAAAGTATCAAGTACCCCTTGATATATTTAGTACAATTAATCAGATCTATGAACAAAATTTTCATAACCTTGCACCAGCTAATGGTCAGTTAGTAGGTAAGATAGAAAATGAACATTCTTTATTCTATCATGGTCAAGACCAATCTAAGATGAAAAATCATAATATGTTGCCTCAAAATGTTACAAATTATTTCATGACTGTGTTTAAACATTATTTAGCTTTTAATAAAATTAAAGATTATGAAACACATTTAAATTCTATTTGGGTTAATGAAATGAAACAACACGAATATAATCCAACACACATACATAGAGGTATGTTGTTTACAGGTCTATCAAGTGTAATGATTTTAAAAGTACCATCTACTTATGGTAAAGAATATTCAGCAGAACACATACAACAAAACGGTAGACTACAAATATTGGGAGCAGCTAATGGTCAGTTTGCCAAAATAGATTATCAACCACCAATGGACCTTAGAGATTTCTATATATTTCCATATGATATGAGACACTGCGTATATCCATTTAATGGAACAAATGAGACTAGACGAACGCTAGCTGCAAACTGTGACGTGCAGTTTGATCCAATTAGAAACAGAGGTGCAGTATAATGGACAAACAATATTACATAGATAATCATATAGGTATATTTAAAAACTTTATGCCAAACGAATTAATAGATGATTATACAAATTATTTTAATAAGTGTGAACAACAAGGTGCAGTATATCCAAGAAGAGAAGATGAGATGTTGGTATCTGATAATGCAATCGATACTATAAGAGATACTAATGTTGCAATGACTTATAATAACAAACCTTTTATAGATATGTTTTTTAAAGATGTGTATCCTCTGTATGTTCAAAAATATTCTTTTTTAAAAAAACTAGCAACACACAATATATTAGAAGTTAAAATACAAAAAACTAAAGTAGGTGAAGGCTATCATTTTTGGCATTGTGAAAACGCTGAGATGAAAGCAAGAAATAGAATCTTAGCTTTTATGGTTTATCTCAATGATGTAACTGAAGGTGGTGAGACAGAATTTTTATATCAAAAGTGTAGGTTTAAACCACAGAAAAATACATTAATGATATGGCCATCACAATTTACACACGTTCATAGAGGCAACCCACCTCTGTCGAATGATAAATATATAATAACGGGATGGGTAGAATACGGATATTAATATGATAACAGAACCACGTTGGAAATCTTATA